AGCTTATCTGTAGTAACCGCATCATCAGCTAATTTTGCTGTAGTTATCTGACCATCTGTTATGTTAGCTGTACCTGCTGCTGCTGATGTAATCCTACCTTGTGCATCTACTGTGATGTTCGCAGTATTGTATGTGCCAGCAGTTACAGTAGTGTTTGCTAGTTTAGCAGCAGTAATTGCATCATCAGCTATGTGTTCTGTATTTATACTGCCATCATTGTAATGTTCAGAGCTAATAGCATTGTCAGCTATCTTTGCACCTACTATTGCGTCAGCAGCAATCTTAGAAGTAGTGACCGCATCTTGTGCAATAGTTAAAGCACCACTACCTGTAACGTCACCTGTATGGGTGGCATTAGTTACTTTAGCTGTATTGTTTGCTATCTCAGTATTTATAGAGTTAGCTAATTTAGCAGCAGTAATTGCATCATCTGCTATTTCTGATGTACCAACTGCATTATTTGCAAGATGACTATTATCTAAAGGACTACTTGCTATAAGTGTCTTAATCTCACTTGCTGTTTGATCTGCTGTAGCTCCTTCTTCTATACCACTTAACTTGTCTGTAATTTCTTGTTGAGCAAATATAAGTTGATCTGTATTGGTATCTAAATCAGCTTCTGTAAGAACACTACCGTCAACAAAATCAACCTTTTTAGCACTAATATCTGTATCTCTTTGAAACTTAATAGCAGCCCCATTAGCAGGGATATTGCCACTTGTAAAAGTAAGTGTTGCTCCGCTAACTGTGTAGTGAGTGCCAAGTGTTTTTAAAGTGCCAGCTACAGTAACATCTATCTCAGCAGTTGATATGTAACTAAAGGATATTGAAAATGCTGCGGTGCTTCCATTACCTGTATGAGTAGTTGACGAAGCTGCTGTGTTAGTAGCCATGATTTAAAAGGGTACTTGTGGAATAGAGTCTAATGTAATTCCTCTCTTTAGTTTATCAGCTTCAGA